AGCCCATTGATTTTTATACTCAGTTTTTCCAGCCATAAATAGCCCTCCTTTATACTGTTATTATACATTTAAAATCAATCTTACACAAGATGCAATTTGCACATATATCTTACATAAGATTTGTTGAATATGTCAATCGCAAATATCTTGTGTAAGATGTATAATATAAACATACTAAAGGAAAGGAGATGAACAAAATGAGCAAGAAAAAGAAAAGCGGCAACAAGAAGCACACACTCGAAACTGTTCTTCTTGTTACCGCCATCATCGACCTCATCAGCCGAATCATTGACCTGATTCAAACGCTGATCGAGTAGATAGAGGGGCGAAAGCCCCTCTATCAGTAGAATATAAGATTCTTTTCAAGTTGTCAAGTAAGGAGGTGAAAAAATGGATCTGCTTCGTATCATAATAGATATTGCTGCAATTGTGGCAGACATTGCCTTAATTGTAGTAATACTTCGGAACAAATTAAAATAAAACACACTAAGAAAAATAGAGCGGCACAACCAATATCGTACCGCTCCGCAAACCCAATTTCTATTCTTGCCGCTTAATAAAACCAAAGTCCAAATCATATCCCATAGTTTCTAAAATTCGCCGACAATCATCAAAGCTAAAATTCTTTTTATTTAACAATGTATTTAAGGATTGTGGTTTTATCCCCAATGCCTCTGCTACCTGTTTCTGAGGTATCCCCTCATCCAGCATCAATTTTTTTAACTCTGTTACAAGTTTTTTGTTTCCATCAAACAACATATTCCTACTCCTTTCTCATCAATTATTATAAGGTATTTTAATTTATTTGTCAAATAAATTAAAATAAAAATATCAAAAAATATATTTCAAAACCATTGACAAATAAGGCGAAAAGCCTTATAATATACTTGTAAGGCAGAGGAACAACACCTCTTACGAAAGGAAGTGAGGACATGGAAGAAATGACAGCAGCTCAAATCAACCACTTGATTGCATGGCTAAAAGAGCAAGGATTTACATCCGATAAGATCGTTGAATGCATTGAGTATATCAACAAGTAAAAAGGTGAGTAGCTGAACCTAGCAAACTCCGCTACTCACCACACAAAAAGGTCCCGGGGAAGCCTTACTCCCCGGCACCTTAATTTTACAACATCAAATACCAGAAATCAAGTGAATCCCATTAACGTAAAAAACCGGGAACAGAACCATTGTAAACTCTGTTCCCGATTTTTTAGTCGGCAACATATTCCAACAAATCACCAGGTTGACAACTCAGCAACTCACACAATGTCTCGATACTCTTCCATGCAACCGGTTCCCCGCTTCGTAATTTTTGCAGGGTATATTCTCCTAGTAGTTTCTCTTTTCGAATTCGATTCGTATTATAACCCTCATCCTTTAGAACCGAGAGCACATCGATTTTATATTTCATCGGCATAAATGTCACCTCCTATACTTATTCTACACAGAATTTACACCGATTTCAATGTAAATATTACACAATTATATACACTGAATTTTGTGTAATATGCATGTTGAAATTACACCGAATACGGTGTATAATATAAACATACTAAAGGAAAGGAGGTGAACAAGATGAGCAAGAAAAAAGAGCTTGAAAAGAAACAAAAGTTTCTCATCAAGCTCATCAGAGTGACAGCTGAATTGTTAACAGCGCTCGCCGCTCTGATTTATGAAATAATTGGCGAAAACCCGCGAAGCAGGAATTGTTCCTTGCCTCGCGGGTTTCTTTTTATCTATATGATTTAAATCTTTTTTGTGTACTTCTTTGCGATCCAGCCACCGCTTTTCAGTTTGTACCATTTCCCACCGGCAGAAACCGTTGTAATCGTTACAATCTCTCCCGCCTTAATGGTTTTGACAATTGCCGCCGATGCAGATGCCGATTTACGCACATTCAACGTTGTGCAGTTGACAACCTTAACACGGAAACTGCTGTCTGCTATGTGCTTGCCTGTCTTGAGGATGTTTTTGACCATCGCTTTAAAAGCAGTCCAGTTTGCATTGCCGGAACCCGTCCAATTGTGCGGGCAATCCTTCCCCGTCACATCCCAATGCCGGACAACATAAGTGTCCACCTTGTCCGCGGAAATGCCCAGCAGCTTGCAGAGATGTGCACACAGATACGCCGCATTAATTCGGGTCTTTTCGGCGATGGCATAATTTCCGCTTGTGCACATTTCAATGCCGATGGCATTGGCATTGCGGCAACGCTTATGTTTGTAGCTACTAGCACCGCAGTGCCATGCCCGATCTCGCAATTCCACGCTCTGGTAGATGTGGCTCTCGTCCACAAACAGGTGTGCCGATGCGCCGCGCCCGGCACTTTGAAAGTATCCACAATTGGCAGACGCCGTATCTTTTGCATTTCCCGTATAATGCATTACCACATAAGACACATCTCGACTGGCGCAGTTAGAATAATTCCCCGAGTTGCACGGCTTTGATGTATTGATCGCAATTCCATTTACCTTAACATCAGACAGCCACCCTGTTTTTATTGTTTTACTCACAATCGTCATCTCCTTTCTGCAGTCCACCAAAGATTTTAATCAGCTTTTGCGGCATGAGATCCGGATTGATTTCGCAGGCATTCTCAATGATCGATGAGATCTCCATTAAAATGATGTATCCGCAAATGGCTGTTGCAACCGGAAGCGTAAATCCAAGGTCGAGATACTCCTGTGAAAAATCAATCATAATTCCCAGCGCAACACAGACGATTAACCCGACTTTGTGAAACAGCCCTTCCCGCATTTTTGTGCTGGCAAACACATTGGTCGCAAACGCTTTGATAAGACCGGATAAAAAATCCAACGTGATAAATGCAAATGTAATAATAAATTCCATCGTTTTTACCTCTTTATGAGCCGAGATAGATTGCAAAAAACGACACAACCGGTGTCCATGCAGAGGATCCGTTGTTGTACGCTCGCACCTTAATAGTCGTCGTTGTTGTTGCAGTAAGCGACAGCGTTCGAGCTGACGCGCCGGATGTTGATGTTCCCGGACTGGCAACGTATTTGCAGATTACAACATTTGGGGTGCCGCTAAACGCGCTCGGAAACGTGTATGTCTTGTCCCCATAGCTTCCGCCAGCAACCGAATCCATTGTAAAAGTTCCGGCATACATTTGTGCACCGCCACGTTTTGCAGGGGTAGCATACGGCAATATGGTTCCTGTATTGCCGGTATGGATTACTTTATAATTTGTTGCACCTGTATTTGTTGCATTTGGTACGGAAATGCTGATAGTCGGATTACCTGCCTTATTTGTTGCACTGTAGCCGGACGATATCAACGTTTCTCCGACATGATGCGTTGCGGCAGTTGCCGGTGCTCCAATCCACAAATTTGCGTTGTTGTCGTACATTGCAGGATAACTGGCGCCGGAAGAATCGACTAGATAATATCCCTTCGATTTCGATGTTATGCCTATACTGCCACTCGCTGAAAAATCTCCTGTCACGTTTTTCGTGACATATCCCTTATCGTTTTCCAGCTCTGACACCTTTGTCGGTACAGTCGGAAGCTCTGTTTTTTGTGCGTATCCGCTCAAGTCCTGATGCTCTGTGAGATATCCCGCGTCATTGGCAAACGCCGAAATTTCCGTGGGAACAGTCGGAAGCTCTGATTTGAGTGCATAATCCCCCTGATCCTGTTTGCCGGCAATCAACTGGCGTAATTCGGCATCGTCATACGCAGAATCCGACGGCTCATACTCGTCCGCATCTGTGTCGCTCAGGACAGACACGATGGTAAATGGATCCTGTCCGGATAATAAGACGCTCTCTCCTACATGCAAAGCAACGTGATTGCTGATTTGCAGGTCATCTGCGGTCAAAAGCCATTGTCCGCCATGGCAGGAAATTTGCATCGGCTTGACCGAAAGCACGGTACCCACAATACTGTCATCCTGTTCGGTTTGGCTGCGTATCAGCTTTTTAAATTTTTTCGCGAAATCCTTTCCCATCATGCGATCCTCTTCCACATATAGCAAACGATATACGGCGGCAGATTATTATGCGCTTCTCCTGCACCTGCGGCATCGGTATTGCCAGCAGCCACACCGGTTGTGCCTGAAACGGTCATCGTGTGCGAGTGTGCACCAGCGCTTGCTGCTGTGCCCGTCGCGCTGAAGCTGTGCGCATGGCTTGTGCCTTTTCCCGATGTGCCGGACGCACTGACGGTATGCTTGTGTTCACCGCCATAGAATGTTTCGTAAGCTGTCTTGGCATACGAATCACCGGTTGGCGATGGCGTGACCTGACTCCATTTGGAACCGTTGGCAAGCCGATCGGCAGTATACTGCAGCTGCAGCGCATGGCAATGCTCGCCACCGCTCGCCGCAGAACCGGAAACACTCACACTGTGCGTGTGTGCCGCCTCTCCGCCGGTTGTCCCGGAAACCGGCACGCTGTGCGTGTGCGCACCGTTGCTGCTCGTTGTGTTCGAGCCGGTAAAGCTGTGGGTGTGCTTTGCCAGTCCGTGTGTGTGCGCGGGAAGCTGCTCCGCCGCGAGTACGGTTTCCGCCTCGCCGCCGCTCTGCTCCGCTGCGGCAAATCTTTCGTCTTCGCCGTCAATGCCGACCGTCACCCTGCCGGCACCCCACATGACCCATGTTCCGCCGATTGTGCTTCCAGGGTTGACGCTGCTTGCGCTCATCCGGATCGTCCCGATCGGATAAACCAAATCCAGCAGTGCACTCGACAGCAAATGCTTTGCCGATGCCTCTGCCAGCTCCTGCATCACCGCATCAATCTTTGTCATGTTTTCGGTCAATAATGCCTGCCAATTTCCCGGGATACTCTCGTTTGGATAATTTTTATCCGGATCCGTAAAAATATTCAGACCATAATTTGTTGTCTTTTCCATCAATCGTCATCCTCCATGCCGAACAGAATCCTGTCCCCAAAGGACAAGTCGGTGGATCCAAAGGTTACCGCACGCTGAATCGCCGTGCCGATCAGCAGATGCGCCGGCCCATATTCGGCGAACACCTTGCAGAATTCGTCTGCATCTGCATCGGTTGCCTGCAGGGCTGTGCCTTCAGCATTTCTGCGGGACTGCAGCAGGGCGGTCAGACTGCCATCCTCGTTTTTCTTGATGCGATACTCCGTAAATCCCAGCGCTTCCAGCAGCTCCGACAATTTATAATATCCGCCAATCGTCGTCATGCGCCACGAGCACATGGCGCGCCGTGTGCTCTCATCCAGTGCGAGGTCAACGTTAAAGTAGCCGCAATAGGCATTCAGCAGCTCCTCTGGCATCGTGGAAAAATCATCGCACTCTTCCAGCGTCTGGCATTTTTCCGCAATCATCGGGCGCACCGCGCGGTCAAATGTCGCATAAATCGTCTGTAAAATTTTCGATTTTGCATACCGCGGCGGCAGTTCTGCCATCGCCGATTCAAACAGCGGCAACTGTTCCATAGGTCACCTCCGTCAGCTGTGGCACCTGATTGAATGCCAATGCAACCGATTCTGCTGCATCGTTAATCGTCACACCGCCAATGTCCGTTACACCCTCTGCCACGATGATGTTGGCGATCACCTGCGAGTAATACACTGTTGAGCCGGGAGACATGCCGCCAATCGCCTGCTGCAGTAAGTCTTCAATTGCCTCCTTTGCGCTCTGGGCACTGACCGCACTGTCAATCGCCAACGTCTCGATGGCAATGCGTATCTCCACCGTTTCCCCGCTCACAACCTCAACGCAAGCTGTCGGTGGTGCGATGCCTGCACCGATTCCTCCCGCATCCGGATCAATTTCCTGCTGCACTGCTGCTAGGGTTGTGTCATCCAGCGGCTGATTGTCATCATCCAGGACAACAAGCAGTACGGTATTTGCCGGGACTGTATCGCTTCCAACGGCTTCCCCTGCCGCATACGCTTTTGCATAACCAACCGCATCCATGTCGAGCGCCTTTGCCTCGTACCATGCCTTATTGTATCCGGTTTGAATGTATCCGACCTGAATGCTCCACCGGTCAAACAGCTCCCCGTCTGATTCTGCATCCATTCCGCCGGCTGCTGCCGTTGGATTTGTGACCGCTTCCACACCATCTATGGCGATCGGCACAACCGTAATGGTGTCCGCCTCTGCGTTGCAGATCGTCCCATTTTCCAGCGATGCCACCGTAATTGCCTCGCCGTCCTGCACATCGGTAAAATCATAGGCTGCCGCAAATTGCAAGCCGCTTTCGGTTTCAAACAATGTGCCGCTCGGGATATCCACGCTGGGGACGGTTTCTTCCAGCTTGATTGTCAGTACTGCCGTGGACGCTGCGCCCGTATGGCGCGTCAGTCCGAACTGACTCACGAAAGCATCCAGCTCGTCCGCCTCCAAATTAATCGGATCCTTTTGCTCGATGGCATCGTCGAGCATGTCCATGATTTCCCCGCATGGAATGGCAAGCGCCGACACGATGTTCCAAAACACAGATCCTTCGTTGGTGTCATATTCCTCCGGCAATGCCGCAAGCGCAGCGTCACGCGCCGCAATTTGGTTATCTGTCATAGGTCGATCTCTGCCTCCTCTTCCACGCTTTCCCCGTCTGTTGTCTCGACTGTCAGCGTCAGCTGTGCGCGTCTGCCGTCCTGCTCAATCCCAATGTCCCGCACGCTGGAAACAAACGGATACAGCAGCGCTGTCTCCTCGATTTTGGTCGAGAGCACCGCCATGATCGTTGCAATCGACACCGACCCCTTTGCTCCGATCAGATCGCGCAGCGGGACACCGATACCGGTTCCCTCGTATATGGTCAGCTTGTCCTCCTCCACGCCGAGGTTGCATGACAGCCATTCACCGACCGTCAGCTCCCCCTCTGTCAGCACCAATCCCCCGTCGATCAGTGTGAAATCTTCTGCATTGTCATCCCAAAGGAGGCTGTTTCCAATTTCCATTTTCTATCTCCTTACCAATTCGGGTGGAAAAATCCGCTCAAATGCGTGTAGGACGTTGTCCGGTTGTTGGATCGCACGCGATTGCTGGCATTTCCTTCGATCGTTGTGTAGCTCTTCCCGTCCGATGACACTTTGTACACAAATCCGGTGTGGGATTTATTGATTTTCTCAATAAAAATGTCGCCCGGCTGCGGAACATAGCCCGAACCCTTTGCGTGATAGCGTCCATGCGATTTTGCCCAGCTCAAAAATTCCGACACCGATTTGGTTGACGGTACCACGCTGGTTGCAACGCCGCATTTCCGGCAGCAGCGCGACACAAACCACGCACACCAGGCAAATCCCGGGTTTAGGTTCTTCCCCATCTGCGACTTTGCATAGGCAAGCACTTTTTTCGCGGTTGCTGACGTGCCGGAACCGGAGCTTGTCACGGTCTTCGATCCGGTAATCAGCAGTGCCTTGCCGCTGCGTTTGCCCCATGCATTCGCCTGCGACTTATTTGCCATCAACAGGTCAAAGTGATAGACGCCGTTTTTCACCGTAATCGCACCGCCGCGATCGGCGACTAAATACACCTTTCCGTCCTTTGACGTCCCGGTGCTTTTCACCTGGATCCTGCTCTTTAGCTTAACAGATTTCGGTGCGGCGCATTCCAGGATCCCTTTATCCAGATAGGTCGCTTTTAGGCTGTTGCCCATGACGTCCTTGTATCCGCCCTCCTGTCTGCTGTTGCTTGGATAGTACGCAGTGTACACAGCCGGCACGGTCTTTCCGGTGTAAACTGTTGTTGTGGCAGAACTGCCGGAGGTGCTGGATGAGCTGCTGCTGGAAACCGCCAGCGTCGTGTTCATCGTGCTGACCGATGCCTTGACGTAGTCCTCGCTCGTCCGTTCCAGCGTTACGCTGACCGTGTGAGGCGGTGTCAGGTCATGCTCCGCTGCCGTTACCCAAAATTCGCCCCGGATGTCTGTGCTTTCACTTCCGTCAAATGACAGCCGTACACCCGGAACGATCGCGTCGGAGGCATACATCGTGCACTTGCATTCGCGCTTGAGCTGCGAATCTTCCAGCAGTGACTTTCGTGCCGTGGACGCCGCTTCGCTTTTGCTGTCCGTTGTGACATATTCAATAAGCTTTCCATATCGGCTTTTTCCACTGTTGTTGACTGCCTTGGCATATGCCTTTGTTTTGCTGTTTTTTTCTGCTGTGGCGTAAACCAGCGTCACATAATCCTCCATACTCTCAGATCCGGAAATGTCCGTCAGCGCCATCGTACAGTCAAATGCGTCCCAATCCTCATTGCGCTGCACTTTAATGGTGTGTGCGCTCGTCTGGAAGGTATCCACGACAAGCTTCTTATCCACAAAATGTGCCCAGTATCGTTTGCTGGTCTTGTTCTCCAGTTTTTCCAGCACTGTCTGCACACAGTCGCTTGCAGACTGATTGGCAAATGACACCGTTATTTTGGTTGCGAGCTTTGTCCCGCCATAGCTGACACCCGCCTTGCTGCAGATGCTCTTGAGGATCGTGTCCGCACGCTTTTTTGTTGCCTTGCAATAGATCGGATTTTTCAGATAAAATCCCTGATCCTTGCACGTCACCGAACCGGAAATATCAACCTTCGTGACCTGTCCGTCAAAGATTTTTGTGTTTGTTGCCGTGTTCCAAACGATGATCTTATCCGCCGCGGTCAAGTTTAAATCCTCCAAATTAGGATCGGCTGAGCCGTGTGGATAGCTGAAGGTCAGCTCCGAACAGGCATCGTCGGTATCCAGCTTGAGCTTGAGAGAATCGCAGAATTCCGTAATCCTCACCCACTGTGTCGCGCCGTTTGGCTTGAGGCTCACGCGATACTGGTCGATCATTTGCTCACCTTCTTCGTGTACGCGGCGGAAATGTATCCCTTTCCGTTCGTCAGCTTGAGCCACTTTCCGTCCTTAGATTTGCCGCAGATCGAAACCGTTGCGCCTTTTTTGAGTGTTCCTGCGACGGAATACTTCGTTCCCGCGCCCTTTCGGATGTTCAGTGCGGTACAGTTCACAATTTTAACGGTGTATTTCGTCGTTGTGCTCGCGCTGCCGGTGGTGCCGGACGAGCTGCTGACACCGGAAGCACCGGAGGTGCCGGAGGAACCGGAAGCGCTGCTGGTGGTTTTTTTCACCTTCTGGTATTCCGTAAATTCCATGGAGATATCCACATCATCCGTCCGCCGTGGATTGAACGAAAATTTCGTCATAATGAAATCCCCGTCAACAACCTTCGTCCCATCTGTTGTCGTCACGATGCAATGGAAGGCGGCGCGCGCCTCTAGGTTCTGCTCCACCCATTTGCGGAAGGCGAATGGCGTTGCTGCACTTTTGGGATTTGCCCAGCGCACCGAATGGTTTGGCCAGATGCCCGACCAGCTGAATGTCATCGGCGATGCTGCGGTCGGAATGGCATAATTCCGGTTAATGCTGGAAAACGTGTCGGTGCTTTGGGACACGTTTATTTCCAGGCTTCCCGCCGGCACATAGGGGAGCGTCCAGCCATCGCTCAGTTTTTTTCGATAAATTACCATCGAATAAGCCATGTCTGCACCTCCCTCTACATTACGTCTGCCAGCGCGCCGACAATGTAGTTGCCCAAATAGTCCGCATACGCTTCATTTCCGATCACGTTTCCTTGAATCGTTACATTGACAACTGTGCTGCCGCCACTCATGCCGGACGCGATCCGCTCGCTCTTGTCTGCCGGAATGATTGTCGATCCACTTGGGAGATACGCAATCTCACCGCCGCGCTCGTTGATCCGTGTCCAGCCGCCGCCGTAGTACGAAGTTCCGTTCGCATTGCCGTCCAATGTTGTCGAATCACTCAGCCCAAGCACGCTCTTTACCTTGCTGAATGCCGCTTTTGCCTTGTCGATCACACCGGAAATCTTCGATCCCAGCTTGTCCATCACGCTGAAGACTGCCTTGGCAGCATTCCCGAGCGCGGTGAAGCCTCCTTTGATTGCGTTCAGCGCTTTTTTGACACCAGGATGCGCATTGACAAATTTGTGGAACCAGCTGACAATCTGTTTCCAATGCGTAATCAGCAGCACAACGCCGACAATTACCAATCCGATGACAATCGGGATTGCCGTCATGGGATTTGTCATCAGCTTGGCAGCTCCCTGCACGATGGACATGCCGCCGGAAAGCTTTTTAAAATTTTTGTTTAATTTGGACGCGCCCAATGCAATTGTTGCAACAACCTTCAGCCCCACAATGCCAGACACAAGCGTTGGCAAAAACCGGACAATTTCATCTCCATGCTCGCCGAGGAATGTCAGCGCATTGCTCAGCAGGTCAAAACCATTGGTGACGACGTTTGCCAGCGCGTCCATGAGCGGTTCCCAGTCGATTGAGCCGATCGTGTCAGTAATTTGGTTGATGCCGTCTTTGAGCGGACCTTCGATTTTGTCGTAAAAATCCAATCCCAATTTGCCCACGTGACTTTTCAGCATCTCGATTGCGCCCGGAATATTGTCCGACATCTCCGCTGCCATGTCAGCCGCAACCGTGCTGCCAGATTGCCCCGCCGCCTCAATGGAGTTCTTTAAGCTTTGGTAGTTTTCGTCCGTTTCATTGACGATTGCTGCCCAGCCGGTTGATGCGTTTGTGCCAAAGATCTCCGACAGCGCCGCTGCCTGATCCGTTCCGCTCAGCCCGCCGAGCTTATCCCGCAGATTGTCAATCGTACTAATCAGATCAACGGAGCCATCGTCCGTGGTCTTCAGCTGAACGCCGTATTTTTCCATCGCCTCAGCGGCGGACTTCGATGGACTAATGAGATTTTGCAAGCCCTTGCGGAATGCCGTGCCGGATTTAGATCCCTTGATTGACTGGTTTGCCATCATGCCGAGGGCGACCGATGCGTCCTCTACGCTGACACCCGCCGTACCGCAGATCGCGCCGATATACTGAAACGATTCGCCCATCTGCTCCACATCGGTGTTGGACGATCGTGCGGCTTCTGCCAGTACGTTGACCATCTCCGTCGTGTCCGATGCGCTCATTTTAAATCCGCTCAGAGCATCTGTGACGATATCCGATGTCGTCGAGAGATCCGCGCCGGATGCCGTGGAGAGATCCAGGACGCCTTTCAGACCGCTCTCAATATCTTCTGTGCTCCAGCCAGCCATTCCCATGTACTTCATGGCCTCTGCTGCTTCTGTCGCACTCTTAACGGTTGTATCGCCCATTTCCTTCGCGAGATTTTTCAGGGTGGTCATCTCGTCTCCTGTCGCATCGGTAATCGCACCGACCTCTGACATCGCGCTGGAAAACTCCGAGCCGGTTTTCACAGAAAATGCCGTAAATGCCGCGCCAGCTGTGCCAATGCCCATCAATGCACCAGTCGCAAATTTATCGACAGACTTTAAAACCGTCGCCCACTGAATTTTTCCTTTTTTCGTAAAGCGTCCCATCGAACCGGTTAGACTGTTGACCGAACCCTCCACCTGCTTTAAGCCTGAGAGCATGGACGCATTTTTCAGGTTGAGGATTGTATTAATTACCTTTGTTGCCATTAGCGTCCCCCTCTCTCAAGCTGCATTCCGGTCTTGCTTCGATACCAACAGGACAGGTCATCCATGTGATTTGCAATCTGCTGCCGATCCCCTCCGGAAATCGCCAGGGCAAGATGATCGCACAAAAGCAGACCCAGCTCCATGATTTCGCTCCAATATTGTTTTTCGGCGGATTCCATGAACATCCGCTCAGCCGTTGTTCCCTGCACGGCACGGTTTAGGTCGTCAACAGACCATCCCCGCGCCGCAAAGAACGCCAGCCGATGAAGCTCATCCTCCGCCGTTAACCGTTTTTTTCGGACACCCTCTCGAACAGCTTGCTGATGCCCGTCTTGCCGTAAAATTCATTTCGGATCGCAATCTTGTCTGCCGCGTCAAACAGCTCGTCAAAAACGTCCCACGGCTCTGCGCGGTGCTCATTTTTCACCGTGCCGGCAAATTCCTGCAAAATCGGACAGTGCAGATAAATGATTTCCTTGAGCTTTTTCATCTCGTCAACAATGCTGTCATTGCCGTCATTCGCCATCTTTGTCAGTTCTTCCGAAAAATTCAAAACCTCGTCTGCAGTCAGGTTTTTCATCTCAAGGACAACGTCACCGGTGTCAATGGTGATCGTTTCCGCGCGATCCTCCAGACCCTTTGCCTTTTTCATCAGCTGATCCAGGTTCGTGATCGGCTTTGTCTCTAACTTACTCATTGTCTTCCTCCGTTACGCAATGCGGTCGATGTACTTCCAGCCGGAGAACTTGATGGGATACTCATCCTCCATGATGGATCCCGTTTCAAACGCCTGCAGCGTGACCTCGTCAAACGTCACATCGCTGAGCTGGATGCGTTCTGTGCCGCCGGTCGGCGAGGCAATCGTCGTCATGATAATGTGCTCACCAATCACGCCGGTGCGGAATTCCTCGGAAATCTTGTAATTCAAGTCCGAGTTGATCTTCTTTACCTTGATCGAGCCTTCCCCACTCGTGCCGTTCAGCTGCTGATAGGTGTTCGGGTCACCGCACGCGGTGATCTCCTCGTAATTGGCAGTCACCTTAAATTCCACGCTCTGCAGCATAGCAATTAGCTCGTTGTCGATCCAAAGCTTGCCGTCAGAGCCGCGCATTGTCTTTCTAACATCTGCTGCTGTACTCATGTTATGCCCTCCTTATTCCAGCTTTCCGGCAACCGTGAGGCCTTCCATCGCGCCCAGCGGCTTGAACGTAATCTGAACATAGACCTCTCTTCCAATGGTCTTTTTCTTAATGTCGTCATCCGTCATCTCGCCGGTGTCCGTACCGGCTGCCTCCCAATACGCACGCATCGCATCGACATCCACCGCTGCCGTGTTTTCAAAATCATCGTCCAGGATTTCCTGCTTTTCCAGATTTCCCATCAGGGAGATCAAATCGCTGATAAAATTCGCCTGGTTGTCTGCGCTATTCTTGCGCTGGCCTAAGTACTGCGTGCGGAACAGGGTCTGAATCTCATCGCGAAGCAGGTCAATGATTTCCACGATGTCGATGAATCGCATCTGGTCGGTGTTGTCCACGTCGTTGATGGTCTGCAGCGTGTTGATGCCACGAGCGATGCAGACAGAACCGTGATCGTTGTACAGGCAGAGATTTCCCGCATCAATTACCTTGTCGATGTCCGGTGTATCGTCTGCCTCTGCTGCGGTCACATCGCACAGGTCCGCTACCTCGTACATGGTTGCCGAGCGCTCTACGTTGCAGGCGGACAGGATTCCGGCAAGGCGCGGCAAAAACTCCACGCCACTTGTCGTTCCTCTATCACTGTCCGTCCATTCGACCGTACCGACAATCTTAGAGGACAGGTTTTCCACGTGCTTGCAATCCGCACCGCCTTCTCCGTAGGTTAAGACATGCCATCCCAGTGCCTGCTCTTCGGCGGTCTTTGCAAAGGACACCAATGCGGCATAATCCTCTGCCGTACCATTGGCAACTGTGATTCTGCCGTTTGTTCCCATCTTGTCAATGGCAGCAAGCGCATCATCCACAGCATCTTCCTCTCCGATCACCACCGCAATGACCTCTGCCGGTCCTGCTGCCAGTGCATCGGTAAGATACTGATAATTTCCCTCTGTGTATTTATTCTGATCGTTTCGCAGCGCACTCGCACGGGTATAGGTATGGACGCCCGCCGTGCCGTCTGTCCCGTCGCGTAAAATCAGATAAACCGTTCCGCGTTCCGAGCGTTCTGCTGTCTCTGTCGCGGTCTGCCGAAAGGAAATGATGATTTTCGGCAGTCCAATTGTCGATTTTGTCGCCATGTGTGTTTACCCCTCCTCATAGCTTTCCTGGAGATGCTCCATCTCCTCTTCTTCCACGCAATCCAGCGCGATCTCTTCCTCCGCAATCTCAAATTCATAAGAAAATGTAACATCTAGGATGTCGTGTTCCACATCCGTTTCTGTCGTGATTCCGTTATTCGGCAGTTTTTGATAACCGTCCACCGTTATCGGGTTGAGAAACGCTCGTGTCAGGCAATCGCTCATTTTCTTTATTTCAGCATACGGCGCATCCTTATTCTCCGGAAAAAACAGAATGAGTACATCCATCGTTCGAATGACCCAGCCGCCAGCCTGAGTTGCGGCGTAGCTGTTGATATTTGTAATGCATTCCGGTCGTTTTGGTCCTTCTGTGTTAAGGCTGCTGCATGACGGTTTTTCATATCCCGCCAGCTGCATCGCTGTCTTGCATCGGGCATTCACTGCCGCAGAAATCTGTTCCATTGTCACCATAAGTCGCTGTATTCCTCTTCGTACCACTTTACACACTCCGCCAAAAACCGTGCCTCAAACGATTTGCGCGCGGATTCAAAGATGCGAAATGCCCGCGTGCGGCCGCCAAGGGAACGCTTGTCCGGCTTGTGCCCGACCAGCCTGTGCCCGTATTCCAGCAGATGGGCATGCGGCGCATAGCTGTAAACACGCACTGCAGGCGTACCTTCATATTCATAGACTTTGCCTCGCTTGACCGTGTCGCGATAATGTTCGGAATTTTTATATTTTCCAGTCTTAACGTGACCGCTCCACTGCATTCCGCTCATCTGTCCTGCCGCTTTGGTCTGCTTGAGCAGCTTGCTGCCCTGCTTTCTCAAAAATGCGTTTTTCGCACGTTGGTTGGATTTTTCACGTGCCCTCTGCACGCTGAGTCCGTAATCAACAACCTCGTGATAATCAAAGGAAAAATCCATCATTCTGCCCTCAGCTTTGCGTAAATGATAATCCGGTCGCGTGTCGCGTACTGCGGCAGGCAGTACATCACGTCATACCGCACATCATTAATCAGCAGATAGGTATGCTGCCGGCCTCCCGGCTTGCGCAGCGCCCTTGAGGCTCCCATCCGGATTGTGATCTTGTGGGTGACCTCCTCAATTTCCACGCCGGTAATGGAGGTGTCTACCCGTCCGGTGTTCGGCACAATGCCGCACCAAAATGTTTCGGTCTGCTGCATTGTCCGGTCGCGCTCGCCCATGTCATTTTCAAACTCCACAGGCTCAAAGAGCGCCGCACGATAGCGAAGCTGACTTGCAACGTCCATTTCGCACCTCCTAGAGCAGATTCCGGCAGTGCATTCCCAGGATCGTCTCTGCCACGCGGTTTACATTGCTTTTGTCCACCGTCATCGTGCGGTTCTCGTACAGATCGGCGGCAAGCACAAGCACGGCGATCGTCAGATCCTCGTGCTCCTCCAGCTCGTCCGCAGTTAATCCGGTGTAGGATTTGGCATATTCCACCGCCGCTTCACGGATGCTCTGCAGAAGCAGCGCTTCTGCAGGGTCATCCAGCATTCCGGTTTCCACATGTGCCTGCTGACAAATGGTTTCCGGCGTGATTTCGCTGACCTTCATTAGGATCCGGCCTTCATCTGCAACGCGGCAATCTTCTGCGCATTCTCGACCTTTGCGTCCAGCTCGAGGTAGGCGTAAATGCCGATCGCGTGCTGAGTTGCGTAATTTTCACGCAGCACCTCAATTTCCGCATTTTCCGTCAGCTTAACAGCCAAACCGGAAAAATCTCCGTAATAGATGGCGGTCTTGCCGGCTGCCGGTGCCGACATGGCATCCGAGCAGTACACCGGTTTGCCGAGCAGGGTGTAAC